TAATATTCCTGTAGGAATACTAATAGTTCTACTTTTTATATTAGAGTTGTTTACAGGAGTAAGAGCTTCTATAAAAGAAGGAAAAGGATTTTCGTCAGAAAAATTTCAAAAAGGATGGTTTAAACTTTTTATATATATGATTTTCATCATATGTTCTAACCTAGCTGCTAAATATATTCCAAATAGAGGATTTTTTGGTATCCAGTTTAATATATATGATTGGTTACATTACCTATTTTATAATTTTATTATTATTCAATTATTTATTTCTAATCTAGAAAACTTTATGAGATTAGGCTGGGGTAATTTTTTGCCAATCATATCACAATTAAGTAATGTATTAAAAATAAATCAAGAAACAAAAAAAGATGATAACGACAGCACAAGCAATAGCTAAATATGGCAAACCAAATGAAACAGGTAAAGGCTACCTAGTTCCTATAGCCCTTCCTTATCCTATGCGTCTTGCCTGGGATAAAGACACTAAAGTAAAAAAGATTACTTGTCATAAATTAGTAGCAGATAAATTTACAGCAGTATTTAATGATTTACTTGCGCATTACGGATATGATAAAATTGTAGAGTTAGGAATAGATCTTTATGGTGGATGTTTTGCATTTAGAAAAATGCGTGGAGGATCTGATTGGTCAAGACATTCTTGGGGTATTGCAATAGATTTAGATCCAGAAAGAAATCTATTAAAAGAGACAGCACTTACTGCTCGTTTTGCTAAACCAGAATACAAACCTATGATTGACATATTTTACAAGCATGGATTCGTAGGATTAGGTCCTGAAAAAAATTATGATTGGATGCACTTTGAAATAAAAGAATAATGGCAAAAGTAAAAGAATCAGGAGTTCTTCGTAAAACTACTTCTAAAGTATCTCGTCCTGGTATACATGCTAAGACTAAAACTTCTAAAAGTAAACATTCTAAGAACTATAAAAAGGCATACAAAGGCCAAGGAAGATAATAATAAAATAATTGTATATTTGTTACTATGCTATCTTTAGACGATTATAGAGCCCAAATAGATGAACTACTAGCTATTAATTCCATAGAGTCATCTTATTCTTATGAATTTTATACAGATTTAATAAATGAACAAAGAGCTCTTTGGTTGCGTAACGAATACAATAAAAACAGATCAATAGATCCTTATGTAATTCAAACTCTTTCTTGTCAAGAATTAGAACTAGTAGATCCAATACAATGCTGCATACCTGTTGATACAGGGTGTAAAGTTCTTAGAACAAAGAAGAAAATACCTAACACAATAGAATTTTTTTTTACAAAAGGAATTACTTCGATAGGACCCGCTGATATACTTCAGCCTAGATTTATATTAATTGATTATTCTCGTGTACCTTATGCAGGAAATGGACGAACTACCCAAAATTCTATCTATAGTTTTCTTTATGATGGCTATATGTATGTATTTAGTAAAAATCCTAACGTAAACTTAATTAAGTTTATTACTATTCGTGGGATATTCGAAGATCCTACAGAACTTTCTAATTATATTAATTGCCAAACATCAGAAACTTGTTGGAAACCAAGTGATATATATCCTATAAATCAATGGATGTGGGCATATATGAAACAATATATTATTCAGCAATTGATGCAGAAAGGTACTCAAATATATGATGATGCAGTCAATGCTGAAGACCAAAGAACTGATCAACCAATAATGCCACCGCGTGCAAACGAATAGTACATATCTACAAAGAGGCAAAGGCAAAATTACAGGAAGCGTTAAAAAAGATGCTTTCTTTGCGTTTTATAAAGACAATGCTAAAGAATTGCTTGTAGATAAAAAAATTTATAATGCCTTCATTAAAGACTTACTAAATAAATACAGTAAAGCTATAGTAGAAGAAGCATTAGAACTTAAGGTAAATAAAGTAGGAAAACTTAGAATTAAGAGTAATCCACTTAAGTTTTTTAATAAGCACGGAGAAAAATACAAAAGTTTAAAAGTTAACTGGGAAGTTACTTGGGCAAACTGGCATAAAAAATATCCTGAATTAACTCGTCAGGAAATTACAGAAATACCTAATAAACCTTTAATATACCACGAAAACGAACATAGCAGCCAAGAGTTTTATTCTTATTATTGGGATAATATAACTGTGCCGCTACGTTATAAAACATTTTATAATTTTAAAGCTTCGAGACAATATTTAAGACTTATTGCTCAAGTAGTTAAAGACCCAAATCGTAAAGTTTTTTATTATGGATGATATGATCATGTCAACAGGAAGTAAAGAAGTAGAAACTACTGTTACAATTAAACGCAAAGAATTTGAAGATGGATCTTCTGAAGAAACTCGTATTGAACAAGTTGATGGAGGGTATATCATTACAAAAGAATGTCGTTGTAAAAATGACAAAGGAGAATGGGAATGGAAAACTGAAAAATCTGTTTCTACAGAAAATCCTATCAAAGATGAATCTTCAGCAGGAATTGCAGAAAGATTAGAATCAGTACTTAAAGGCTTAATGTAATGTACGCAGGAAAGACCGTTTCATATAAAGCAATCCTTGATAAAGTTATCAGGGATTTTGGCTTTAACTATGATATCCACGATGAAGAAGGGATAGAATGGTTGGCTGAATTCATGGCCCATACTAACGTAGGAGTAGTAATGGAAGAAAAGATTGCTTACATACACGCGTGTGACGGTCGTGGAGATCTGCCTTTTGATCTATACAAAATCGGACAGACAGCTCATTTAGTAGGTGTAGAATCTTTAGAAGAAGCAGAATGTGGCCAAGGTAGATTATATCCTATGCGTTGGAAAACTGATTACTTTCATAAACGATATCATGTGGATACGAGAGACTATACAACAGAATCTCGTGAAACTTATACAGTAGGTCAAGGTTATATTTTTCCTTCTTTTAACGAAGGATTCATGGCAATGAGCTATTCTGCTATACCAACCGACGATTGCGGATACCCTACTATTCCTGCAGAACAACAATGGATGGAAGCAGGTGCTCATTATATAGCACACAAGATTGCTAGAAAACTTTGGATTAGAAATGAACTTGCTGGAGATAAATATCAAATTATAGAAAGAGATCGTGATTGGTATTTTGCACAAGCAGTAAATCATGCTAAACAATGGAATGGCGTAGATGAAGCAGAGTCTGTAAAAAATTCTGTTATCAGAACTATCCCAGATATCCAAGCACATGCAAGCTTCTTTGCCAATATGCAATTACCTGAACAACGTAAGTTTAGACCTAAAGCAGGAATTGCTCTTGTTTCTACAATTAATACTTTAAGCCCTGGTGCACAGGGTCCTAACCCAGCAACTGTAATACCTTCTATTACATAATGGAAAGACAAGTAAATACATACCAAGGATTAAATAAAGACACAGCATACGATAGTATTTCTGCTAGTTTATATATAGATGCCTTAGATATTAGAATTACTACTACTTCAGGAGAGTCTATGGGAGCATGGACTAATATTAAAGGAAATGAACAATTTTTTACTATTCCTGGAAATGGTACTTTTAATGGAATAAACTGGGGGTCAGCTAATCCAGAAATAATAGGCTATACAACTATTCGTAATAGAATAATAGTTTTTGTAGCGGATAATTCTGGTACTAAAGGATGGATTTACGATGTTCAATATGATACTGCAACTAGAAATATCTTACCTGGGTATCCTGTTTTATTGTACTATAATGCTAATCTTAACTTTAAAAAAGATTGGCCAATTGAGGCATTAGGAAGATACGAAACAGATTGTGTCCAAAGAATTTATTGGACAGATTATAATAACTGGTTTAGAACAATAAATATTGAAGAGCCTACTTTAGAAACACTTCCTTTAGGCCAAGTAGATATTTTTCCTGATGTACAATATACACAACCATTATTAAAAGCTATATCAGGAGGTAGTCTTGCAACAGGTTTATATCAAGTTAGTTATAGATTAAAAACTATAGACGGAAAAGAAACATTAATTGCTCCTCCTGGAAACATGATTCATATAGTTTCTGATTCAGAAAATCTTACGCAGTCTGCTCAATATAATGGAGATGGAACTGTTATTAATTCTGGAAAAGCTATAGAAATCGCAATTGATACAACTAACTATCAAGATTTTTACAAAATAGAATTTATAGTAGCTTACTACGAAACATTCTCTTCTACACCTCTTGTTTTATCTGTAGAAGAATTAGTAGTAACTCCAAGTTCTCCAATAATATTTGTATATACAGGCTCAGAAGGATCTGCTTTTCCTATTGATTTGTACGAATTTACTTTAAAAAATTATGCATTTAAAACTCCTAAAACTATAACACAAAAAGATAGTTCTTTAGTAATTGCTAATATTAAAGGTTCTAGTATCAGTATTCAAGATTTATTACCAACAGGAGAAACTTTTGATGCCAAAACTAGAAGATATAGAAGAATAGGCGCAGCAGTTAATCCGCCATATTCTATAGATCCAAACCCAGCAGATCCATCAGGAAACAATTTAAAAAATGCTTTTAATGAATTATACAACAGCGATGCACATTGGGATTCAGATTGGCATACTAATTATCAATATAGATACAAATCTGATGGTTATACTTTAGGGGGACAAGGGCCTAATATTAGTTACAAATTTCATTTAGAACCTTTTAGTTTAGATGCCGAAAAAGCAATTGCTCAAGGAGGATTTGCCAATATAAGCAATGTGCCAGATTATGCACTAGCCCATGATCTTAATGATGGATACGGCACTTATACCAACACTACTTTTCCTAATCATGCTTCTCCATTTATATCAGGATTATTACGTGGATATAAAAGAGGAGAAACTTATAGATTCGGAATTATTTTTTATACTAAAAAAGGAGAAGCTAGTTTTGTAGAATATATTGGAGATATTAAATTCCCTGATATTTCTGAGAAAGACCAATACGCAAATGAGTCAGGTACCAGATACTGGCCTATTTGTCAACCTAGTACTGATAATGATAGAATAACTATTGGTTATGCTATGGGTATAGAATTTACTATAGACTTTAGTTCTTGTCCAAGTATTTTTAATATTATCAATAGTTACCAAATAGTAAGAGTAGAACGGGGGGAAACAGATATAAGAAGAGCGATGCAAGGAATAATGAAAACTTGCTTCTTCAATCCTATTGGTGATGCAGTAGCAGATTTTGATTTAGGTGCTGCTAATTATGGAAATAGTAAAAACGTAGTGCATTTAATGCCGCATGCTAAACCTTGGCAAAACAATCCTGATTTTGTAGTGCCTCATAGTTTTGCATTAATTGGCGACAGCGCTTCTCCTGTAAACAATTTACCTGGTTCCTCTTTAGGAAATGATTATTTAATAAAATCTTCTTACTTAGCTTTTTTAGCTCCTGAAATATCTTTTAATTTTCAATCATATAGAAATTTAACTAGTTTAGTAAACCAGCCTTGTTTACTCATGACAGGAGCTTATGATCAAATAACTTTTACTAGTTTAGATGGTACTAATAGTGGAGTACCTTTGGCAGGTACAGGTGTATATGATAATTATACAGGAGAATCAGGATCATCAACAACTTTAGTTTATCCCGCAGGAGGAGTAGATCTTAGTTCTGAAAATTTAGCTCTGCATGCAATAGACATTAGAAAAAAATATTCTTCTTCTATTCCTGTAAACTATAATAGTATTGAAAATATTAAAAGATTAGTAAATACCACTGTTTACGGAATGATAGACAGTACTACTTATCAAGGACCTGTTACGCCGCTATGGACTAATAGTTTACAAGGAGGTTATCATATTAGAAACTATTATGCAATAGATGATAATACAGATCAAGATGATACTTTAAATAATCCACATAGTAGTTCAGGAGGAGCAGATTATTCAGAACTTTCAAAAGGAGGAAGTGCTTTAGTAGCACTATGTGATAGATTCTTTTTAGACCCATTAACTGGATCAGCAGTTCCTACAACAGCTCCTACAGATTTCTTTAGAATTAAGGATAACACAACATTACCTGGAGGTATTTATGCAATGCCTCAAAAGCCAAATCCAAATCCAAATCCTTCTGTAGTAAATCAATACTATCCTATTTTAGATTTATTACTTCCTAGAAAAGAAGTTTATGGAGGTTTTACTCCAGATGCTTTAGAATCTAATATATTTATTACTGCTTCTCCAGTAATTGATCTTGCTAATAATAATCCTAAAGTATTTGGAGGAGATATCTTCTTGACAATGTTTACTTGCCAAACAAGTACAGTTGAAATAAATGATAGTTCTTTCTTTGAATTAGGGAGTGGAAATCCTAAGTACTATGCAAGATCTTGTCCAAGAACAGAAGTAATTCCTGTAGAAACAGTAATGAATCTAGAGTTAGCATATGGAGCTACTTACAAAACAGGAGTGTATTATACTGTGGGAACTTTAATTAATAATTTTACTTTAAGACAAGAAACAGACAATAGTCGAACTGATTACGGAAAGACTGCAGAATTGATGTATGCCTATAATCCTTTATATAGTAGAGCTATTAAAGATATAGGATACGTAATAAGACCTGTAGATGAAAGAGATTGTTTAGTAAACGATATTAGAGCTTATCTTTCTAATGTAAAAATTAACGATGAAAAAATAGATTCTTGGACTAAATTTGGAATAAATAATTATTACGATGTTGATGATTACGGGCCAATAAACAAAATTCTAAATTATAAAGACACAGTTTATTTTATACAAGATCGAGGCTTTGGCGGCTATGCTATTAATCGTGCTGCAATTACAACTACTGCAGACGGCGTACCCACACAATTAGGTACAGGACAAGGATTTGGAAAACATCAATATATTTCTAAAACACATGGTTCTATACACCAGTGGGCAGTAAAAGCAACTGATACTGGAATTTACTTTTTTGATGCTATTAATCGCAAAATATTTATGTTTGCTGCTTCTTCGTATCAATCAGCAAATACTCCTTTATCAGAATTAACAGGTATACACTCTTGGTTACAAAATTTATATGATCCTATATTTTACAGAAAACTTGATCCAATTCCAGGAGATAATCCAATACTACAAAAAGGAGTTACAGTTGCACGAGATGTAATTAATGATGAAGTTATATTTACATTTTTAGGTTTAGGAACTGCTATTACATTTATGCCTGGGGGCACTTACCAAGCAGGTTCTATAGTAGTAGTCAATGGAGTATACTATTTAATTACAAATACATTTACAGCACCTGATAATAAAGTAGAAGCATTTGCTGCATTATTATTAAACTCCGATTTAATACCTAACGATAATCCATATAATAGAACTATAGTATTTGACGAAATTGCTAAAACTTTTAGTTCTAGATATTCAGCTACTCCTAAAATATGGATTGAGAACTCAGATACTTTATTAAGTCCTAATACATTGAATCCTGCAAATATTTATGTACATAATACAGGAAACTGGGGAGAATTTTACGGAGTACCAGTAGAAGCTAAAATTACTTTAGTAATTAATCCAAATGCTGACCTAAATAAAGTTTTAAGAACGTTAGAATTTAATAGTATTGTACGTGATGATAATAAAGTAGTAGACAGAACGCAGACTATTACTGCATTTGAGATTACAACAGAATACCAATCTACAGGAAAAGTACCTTATAGTTCTGGAAGAATCATGCGTAAGTTTGACAAATGGCGTGTAAAAATTCCTAGAAACCAACTTAGTACTTCTCAACAAGATCGTTTGCGAAGTACTTATTTTGTTTTAACTTTATATTTCGATAATACTTATAATAAAGAAATTATCTGTAATAGGTTAATGTCTTACTATGATGTGCAAATATTCTAATGAAAAAAACTCCAAAAAATATTCCTACCTACTATAATTCTAAAGGAACACCTATCTATAGAGATACTACTGCTGTGCTATTTAACAATGGGGGAGATAAAAAAACTCCCCCTAAAAAATCTAAGCCTACTTCAACCTTACCATCGACAACTCCTTTTCCAAGTATAGGAAACCCATTATTAGTAAATCAGGGACTAGTTAATTTAGGATATAATCCATTAGACGGAAATGTTCAATATATTGGGCCTCAAAATCCAAATGCAGGTACAGAATCTTTTTTTAATCCAATGAATTGGAATGTTCCAAGAATGGATACAGAGCCCACTTTTGAAGGAGCTTTTGAAAAAGCAAAAAGAGCAGGACATGGGGAATTTATTTATAACGGAAAAAGATACACTACAGAATCAAATATGACTCCCGCACAACAGATGCAGTCATACGGCATTACTGATTCTAGAAGAATATTAAATCCTAGCCAAGCTCGTACAAACCTATCAACATTAAATACAGAAGAAGGATATTCTGGAGGCGCAGAAGCAGCAGTTGCAAGAATGTTAGGAGTTTCTCCAGGAATACAATTTGCACCAAATGAAAGAGAAGCCCCTGGAGCAAAAGAACAAGATGCTTTTAAATTATATTTAGGATTACCTCAAACTTATAATACTTTTAAACCTTCTAATTATAAAAAAGGAGCTTTAGAGTTAACAGATTATAATGCTTTGTTACCTGATACTATGCCTTCTGATGCAGACATAAAAAAATATGGAGTACCTGAATATAGTAATACTTGGAAAAAAGGCAATCCTCTAAAACCTTACGATGACTTTATAATGGGTCGTCATACAGTACAAAAAGGAAAAGATGCGAAGGGAGAATACATAGAATACACAGATAAATGGGACTTAGATACCTTTGGAAAAGCAGGAGAATATGCTGACTATTTAAATCAACCTTTTGATATTTACGGTAGAAAGTATTATAAAGATTATGGAGATGGAGTAAAAAAGACTATGTATTACTCTGATCAAGAATTACAAAATTTTGATCCTAATAATAAAAATTTTGACACACTAGCTTTACAAAAAGAATTAGCTAATAGAGGATATAAGTTTCCTAAATCTACTACAAAAGCAGGGGAGTTTGATGGGGTCTATGGAGAAGAGACTAAAAAAGCTTTATTAGATTGGCAAAATAAAAACTTTAAAGCAGGAGAAATTTATAGTTTTTCAGATCGACCTGGAAGTTATTACAAATATAATGAGGACGGTACTATGCTTATTAAAAATAAAAATACTAATGGCAAGTACATTCCTATGGTTGATAAAGAAGGAAAAAGATTAAAAACTTTACAAGCAGGATTAATTTCAGGAAAAACTAAAAAACTTTTAGACGGAGGCCCACTTGTTGACAAAACAAATCACGGAGATTTATTACCAAGTGTTTATGCTTCTGCTCTTGGAAACTATTATGCTCAAGGAGGAATGATAAAACGTGCTGACGGCAGTTATTCGCCGCGAGGACTTTGGGATAATATTAGAGCAGCCGCTGCAAAAAATAAAGCAGCAGGTAAACCTGGTAAAGAACCTAGTGAAAAAATGCTAGCACAAGCTAAAAAAATTGAAGCAGAAGAAAAACAGATGGGCGGATATCTTTATAGTAAAGGAGGTCAGTTTCCTACGCCATATAGTTTACCTGAAGATAGTTTTAAACAAGGTGGAAACAATCTACACAATAGTGTTTATGCTTCTTCTATGGCTCAATATCCTGCGGTATACAAATACGGCGGGTCTTTTGAAATGCCTCGCCAACAGATGTACATGCCTCTTGATAATGTAGAACGTTATGGAGGACAACAACAAAATGCTAAGACTTTTTTCGCAGGAGGAGAAAATCATAAAGTATACATAAAAACTTCTCCTACAGGAAATGGAGAAGGAGTAGAAGGACATATAATGGTTAATCATCCTACTAAGGATAAAGGCCAATGGGATACTATTGATCTAACAAAAAAAGCAGGAGCAAAAACAGTAGCACAAGGAGTAGCAGCAACTAAGCAATGGCATGCTGAACATCCTAATAATTACCAAAATGGAGGTTCCGTTTTCTATGCTACTAATACTCCACAGTTAGAAGGAGAAGGTAAAGATTTAACATATCCAAAGAATGCGTATATTTACGCTGTTGGAGGAGCTATTAATAATTTTAATGACGGAGGAGCCATGAATTTTAAATCTAAAGGAGCTTATCAAAAATGGTTAGCATATGGGCATGCATCAGGAGAATTTGCTAAAACTCCTGGAAATCAACCTGTTAGTATTAAAGGTAAATCTCATAATGTAGAACATCAATATGGAGGAGCACTATTTGCTGCTGGCGGTAGTTTTAACAATCCAGGTTTTAATGCTTTACCTGTTGCAGTTCAAAATAAAATTCGCGCAAACTCTTTCGAAGCAGGAGGCACCATGGATCAACTTACTGAATTTAATGCAGGAGGAACTCATGAGGAAAATCCTCTTGGTGGTATTCCCCAAGGAATGGCTCCTGATGGTAGATTAAATCTTGTAGAACAAGGAGAAACTAAATTAAAAGAAACTGACGAAGGCGGCGGTAACTTTGTTTATTCTGATAGTATTAAAGTTGATAGACAATTTGCAGAAGAATATAGTTTACCTAATAGTTATATTGGTAAAACATATGCAGAAGCATCTAAACTAGCTAACCGTCCTAAATCTCGTAGAGAAAACGATACTATTGAACAAACAGATATTAAACGTAAACTTGATTCTTTAGCAGAAGCACAAGAAGCGCAAAAAGCAAAAGAACAACAAGAACAAACTGCACAAGAACTTGCTGCTAATCCACAATTATTAGAAGCATTAACTCAACAACTAGCTGCTAACCAATCTGTACAACCTATGGGAATACCTCAAGGAGAAGAAGTTAGTCCTGATCAAGTTCCGCCTGAAATGCTTGCACAAATGGAAGGAGCTCAACAAGGAATGCCTATTATGAGATGTGGCGGCCATATGTATATGTGTGGAGGAAAAATGTATGATTTTGGAGGCTGGATGGATGATAACTCAGGAGCTGTTTCTGGAGCTGGTACAGGCGCTTTATCAGGTGCTAGTACTGGAGCAACAATAGGATCAGTTATACCAGGAATTGGAACTGTAGTTGGAGCAGGTATAGGAGCTTTAGTAGGAGGAATTGCAGGAGGAGTTTCTGGACATAAAAAAGATAAGCAAGAACAAGCTGCAGAAAATGCTGCTAAACAAGAGAAAATTGCTGAAGGAAATATGATGCAAAGGATGCAAGATCCTAGTTATGTGACTCCTACTGCACAGTATGCTCTTAATGCAGGCGCAGGTACAGGAGCTACTTACACTTACCCAGTAAAAAAAGGTGGTCCTATTTATCATCAGTACCCTCAAATTAATCCTATGTGGAAAAACAATGCTGGCCCAATGGGACAAGGATTGGCAAATACACAAATCTATGCTATGGGAGGAAACATGATGGCTGAAGGAGGACCTGCTAAACTTAACGCACAAGAGCAAGCAACTATCCAAAAAGAATGGGAAGCAACTTATGGAAAATTGCCAGCAGGACAACAGGTTTTTATTGATCAATCTTCTTACGATAATTGGAAAAAAACAGGAAATCTAGAGGGAATATATAGTTTAGATATACCCCCAGCACCAGCAACAAAAACTGCTGAATCTGCTGATAATCAATTTTATTATACTGATTATGCTACAGGGCAACCTATATATGATGTAGATCCTATTACAGGAGAAAAAGTAGCAAGATTAGCACCTGAAGGTTCTAAACAAAATATTCAATATCCACAATATGCTACACAAGCAGCAGGAGCTCCTCAAGTACAAGCTAAAAAACAAGCTGTTCAGGATGAAATTATGAGAAATCAAAATCTTATAAAGCAATTATCGCAAGAACAATTGCAAGAAATGAGATCTTTAAAAATGACTCCAGAAGCTTATATACAAGAAAAGCAAATTAATGTATTACCTTTTGGCCAAGCAGGTGCATATACTTTTGCAGATGGTGGAGTAATAAGTAGTTTTGATCCTTCTTTAATGGCTACTACTGAAAATAATTTTATTAGAAAATTATCAGAAGGAGGAGACGAGGATTATTCAGAAGAAGATATGGCTGTAGACCGCATTACTATTAGCGAGATAAAAGCAAAAATAGATAACGGGGAAGAACTTACAGATGATGATAAGGCAGCATATCAAAGCGCTTTAGAAAGACTTAATGAAGGTCTTGATTCACAAGACTTAGATTTTGGTATTAAAGTCAAGCCTATAGAGCTAGCAGCAATGGCTGCTCCAGCTGCTTATAATATAGGAACAGGATTATTTGGAAAAGTACAACAATTAAATCCAGAGGATTATACAGTAAAAGGACAAATAGATCCTTATCAATATAATATAGTTCCTGAATTAAGAGAAGCAGGTTACGGTTTTGCTGCAGGACAAGATGCTTTAAGAAATGCTTCTACAGGTTCTGCATATCTTAGCAATGTACAAGGACTATATAATACTCGAAATAAATATATGTCCGAGCTTTATAGTAAAAAACAAAACTTAGACGCAGCTAATTACCAAGCAGCTCAGCAAGCTAATTTAGAATTGCAGCAACAAAATGCTGCTAGTAGATTAGGAATTTTAGATTGGAATGCTAGAGCACAAAATGCTAAACGTATGGCTTTGCAAGAAGGATTAAAAGAAACTGCAGATATAGGAAAAGCATTTGTAGATATGCGAGGGCAGCGAGCACTTGTTAAATCTTATGCACCAGATTATGCAGATACTTTAAAATTTTTGTTAGACAGAAATAATAAAGGAGAATAATAATTAATTAACTACAAATAGTCAGTCATGGCATTTACCCCATATTCTACTCCTATACAGTATGAGTATAAGCCGCTTAACTTAGCGGCTTTTGCCGTTCCATTAGGAAAAATGCAAGAGCAGTTAGATCTTACTAAAGCAGCAATCTCTAGTACTGATTTTGATTTAGCACATTTACCTTATGGTTCAGATCCAGAAAGAGCTAAAGAACTTATAGCAACTGCTAGAGCTAAAAGAGATGAGTTAGCAAAGAATCTTATGGAAACTAAGAACTATCGTCAAGCTGCTATTAAATTAAATGAGCTCAATAAAACTTGGAAACTTGATCCTGAAAAATCTGCCTTAGAATCTAATTATAAACTTTGGCAAGAGCGTGATAAAGAAGAAAGAGAAAGAATAGATAACGGAAAAGCTAATCAAATTACCAGGGATCAGTATCTTCAATGGAAAGCAAAAGAAATTAGAAATTACGAAGCTGCTAATGAAGAAGGAAAAACAGGTGCAGCATTTAAAGCTTCTTGGGAAAAACCTGAAGGAGATTATAGAACAGTAACAGGTTCTACAGGAAGGCTTTCTGACCTAGAAGATGAATTACAAGAACTTAGTTTTAAAGCCGCACAAGCAGTAGAAACTGATACTGTAGAAAGTGCTTTAGCATTAATAGGTATTGATGCTACAACTATGGATGCGCATTATAAAAAACGTATTGTAGAATCTAGAAGTAAAGAAAAGACTGCAGAAGCTGTTCGAGATTATTTATTGACACAGCCTAAATATAAACAATGGGCAGAAGAAGTTGCTCATTACAATCATTTAGATATGCAGTACTCTGGTAAGTACGCAGATTATGCAGGAGAAATTGTAAGTAGTGCTTTAAAAGATAATGAGCAATCTATTAAAGATAGAGAAGCTTACCTTAAAAAAGTACAAGGAAAAAAAGAAGAAGATCCTGTTTATGCTAATTTATTAGAACGTAAGGATTTACTTTCTAATATGAAATCAACTGGGGAGTATGATCCTAAAGTTGTAGAAAAATTATATACAGCACAACATGTAGCAGGAGTATTTAATTTTGATGCATTAGGAAAATTATTTGAAACTACAAAAGAAAATACAGAAGATGTATTTAGAGATATTCCAAAAGAAGATGATGGCGGAGGCGGCGGAGGAACTAAAAATATATTTGGGTCTGATGCTTTTTTTCATCCAGATACTGATACCGATTATACTCCAGGAGGATTTCAATCACAAATACATAAAGCATCTAAAGGATTATATCCAATAATTAAAGAACTTAATAATGTTGGAAAAGGTAATGTTAGAGTAGCAATTTTTGCAGGATTAAATGATGCAGAAAAAAATAAATTAAATAATGATCCTGGAGCACAATTAGCCAAACAAAGAAATTTATTTACTGCTTCAGAAAATGCAAGTAATGTTCAAGAATTTATTAAGAATGCTAAGTCTAAAGGTATTAATTTAAGCCTTGCTAACGCAAGCACTCTTTGGAAAATTTGGCATACTGGAGATAGACTAGGAGCTAAACAGTTTAGTGAAAATTTAGAAAATGCTAGAGAATTAGAAAATAACTATGTTTCTGCAACAGAAAATTTAAAAAATTTAAGAACAGAAATACATAATACTCAAGAATTTAAAGATAAAATAACTGAATTAGATAAAAGAACTCCTGTCCCTATTTTTAATTATACTAAATCTGGCAACCTCGCTTCTACTAATTATAAATTTAATGAAAGAAGTGAAAAATTATTTAGAAGTCAAAACTATACAATAGAAAGACTAACAAGTAAATTAGGTATAAGCAAAGAAAAAGCAGAACAATATAGAAAAGGAAATCAAGTTTTAACTTTTGGAGAAGTTGCTAGATTACGTGGCTATAAAAATACTGAAGAAGCTCTTGCAAAAGGTTTTGATTTTGGAGGAGTATATTTTGATGCTGAAAGAAATATGACTCTTAGCAATTATTTAAATAAAGTAGAAACTGAAATTTCACCTAGTTTAAAAACTGAAAAAATGGCATATAATCTTTTGAATACTCCACAAGTATCAAAAGAACTTATGCAGATGAATACTACTATTGAAGAACTTATGCAACAAGATCCTGCGTTTAAAGGATCATGGAATCAAATTCCAGGATTTAGTGCAGACGGAAAACCACTAGCAGGTACAAAATTATTATCTGATAATGCACATCCACCAGTTATAACTACTCATGGTAATAGTTTATATTTTAAATATTATTATGAATATAAAGATCCTGAAACAGGAAGTACGGTACCTACTAGTGTAGTAGTTAAACCTAAATTAGGAACAATAAATAAAAACGAACAGTGGATTGATAATTTATTGTATTTAGCTTCTGGCAATGACGCTTCTAGTAAAGCTACTAGAGATATGTTATTAGTTAATAAGTTTGATATGATTTATGAAAATAAGTTGACTCAATCTAGTTTTGATGCAATACCTGTTCAAGAAGGCCAAATCCGAAACTTAGAAACTATTGCTTTGCCATATGCAGGACAGAGTTTAGTTTTTACTAAAGAAAAACCAAAAGGAGCTATGGAACCTATTATTAAAATATACAGACAAATGCCTGATGGTTCTAAGGCTGCTTTAGATGTTAATGGCCAACCTGGAGGAAGCGGACAAATATACACAACTACTGATCCACAAGAAGCAAAACGTTTTGCAGCAAGTTTATTAGTAGATGTAGCTCCTCGTTAAAATAAAGAATATATTTGATTGTAGCTAAATAAGCAATAATGAGAAAAAATAAAACCAAACCAGTAGAACTTGTTCCTAAAGATTCTCCTCTTAAACAGGATTTATTAAAATCAGAACAAGCAGCTATAGATGCTGGGTTAGTATATGATCCTAAAAAATTAGAAGAAAGTGGTACTTATGCAGCTCCTTCTAAATTTAAAGGAATAAGTTCTTATTATCCAGATCTTCCAGAAGGTTATTATGATAAATATGAAGATTATATTGATAAAAATACTTTAAGAGGTAGACAAAATTCATTAGAAGATTTAAATAGTCTAAGAGCTGATTATCAATCTAATTGGGAAAAAACAGGACATGCTTTAGCAAGAGTTGCTACTAATATTATACCTCAGACACTTTCAGGTTTTTCTTCTATGTTAGATCTTCCAGGATATTTCGATGCCGAACATGCTGCAAATAATGGCATTGTTAACTGGGCAATGGATGCTAAAAAAACTGTAGATGAAGATTGGTTCCCTATTTATGAAGCAAATCCTGGAGAATCAATGCAACTTGGGGATTATGCATGGTGGATGTCTCGCGGATCAGGTCTTATAGAATCTGTAGGATCTTTTTTACTTCAAGGGGCAGGTATGGGTAAACTTGTTTCTTTAGGATTAAAAGGTGTAGGTACTTTAACAAGGTCAAGGCAATTAGTTAAAGCTTTAGGAGCTACTGCAGAAACTTCTAAAAAATTACAACAAGGTACTGCGGGATTATTTAATGCTGTTGCTTTAAATCAATCAGAAGCAGTGCTTGAGGCTACGCAAGTATTTAGAGATACTTATGAAGAACAATTTAAAAAGAATGGAGGAGATAAGGCTAAAGCAAAACAAGCTGCCTCCATTGCAGCAGCTACTACTATGAATATTAACAGAGCTAATATTCTTTTAAATCTTAGTTCTGCTTCTGCATTTATTACGCCATTAAAATATAGTAGAAAGATCTTTGAAGCCCCTACTTTAGGGAAAGCATTAGGGACAGTTGCATTAGAAGGAGGACAAGAAGCTGTAGAAGAGTTAATAAACTTGGCAGCATCTAAAGCTGGTATGGCTGCAGGTAGAGGCAAAGATTATTCTTTAGGAAAAGCTTTAGAAGATATTAAAAGCATGGAAGGTCTAGAAGCTGCTTTTCTAGGAGCTATAGGCGGTATTGCTCAGACTGGAGGAACAAAAGCTTTAGAATATTCTAAATACGGTCCTGGTTCTATGCGAGATGAGCAAGGAAACAGGGTTAGCAAAGTCCAATATGAAAGAGATAAATACACTGAACAACAACAAGTTTTAGACGAGCTTAAACAAAAAGGTGTTAAAACAACTGATGTTTTACAAGACTTTAAAGATCAAATAGTATTTCAAGAAAAATTAAAAGCTGCGAATGCTAAAGGAGATGTTGCAGAAATGGAACGTCTTAAAGAAGATATGTTTGAAAATCAAGCATTAAAAGCATTTAGATCAGGTACTACAGAAATTTTAGAAAACCTTTATCAACACGAAGCATCTAGACCAGTAGAAGAAGTAGGTCAAGAATATATAGATCGTGCTAAAACTGCTATCAAAAATCTACAGGAACTAGAAGAAGTCTATAATAATTTTGAAGGATATGAAAATTCAGAAGAATTATTCTTTAATAGAGCTAACAAGATTCGCGCAGAAAGGGCTAGTAATCAGATTGAAAATGTAAAAAAAGAAGCAGATCTTCAATTTAGCAAAGATGTTCGGAATATTGCTAGTAAGTATTCTTTTGAAAATGAAAAAGAAATACTTTTTAAAAAAGAAGGAGAGGTAACAGGAAAAGAAACTCGAACTGAAAAAGCTCCTTTAATTTATTCTACTTCTGATATAGAAAACAATACAGGAGATACTCAAAAAAATAAAGAGATTTACGAACAGTTTCTTAATGAAGTAAAACAACTTCCTTCTTATGAAGCAGTTAAAGGTTATAATGAACAAGCTGAAGAAATCAATGCTGTATTAAGAAATAACGAAAAAGAGTTTAAAGAACTTACTAGCAAAAAACATCAAGAAAAAGTTAAAGCTGAAAAAGCTGAAGCAGCTAAAATGACTGCAATGCAGGAGGAATTAAAAAATACTACTGACATTGCTGTTGCAGAACGATTAAAAAACTCTACAGAAAATGCTGAGTTTAAAAAACAAGCTGATGCTAAGATTAATGAGCTTAAAATTAAAAATGCTCAAAATGCTAAAGAAAAAGAATTAGCAGTAACTATAGCTAAGTTTGATCAAAAGATTAAATCAACTGATTTAGAAAATCTAGATGCATTAAGACAAGAAATTGAGCAAGCAGAATTATCTAGAGCAGATAAAGATAATTTATTAGAGCGAGTAAATATCCAAGCAGCTAAATTAAACGGCGAAGATACTACACTTGAAGAAGAAATATCTGGCGGAGATCCTCTCAGCGCTTTTACCCAAGGTCCTGAAGAAATAGAAAACGAAGTAAAGTCCGAAACAGAAAGCTTCGACACTACTATTCCTCCAGATTATTTAAACCCTGATAAAGAAACTTCATCAGTAGAAGAAGGAGTAGCAGAAACTGCAGAAAAACTTTTAGAATCTGATCAAAGCGCTGTAACAGGTCAAGACGAACAAGGCAATCTTACGTATAATTTTCAAAGACCAGAAGAAGGTTATAACCGTGGAGCTTTCTTGTCTAGAGAATTTAATCAAACAGAAGAACTAGCTAAAGTAAATCGTGAAGAAATTACTAATAGTTTAGATAATATTCAACTACTAGATCCTGATTTTTTAACAGCAGGTACTGAAGTTGAAATGCAAGTAGATAAAGATTATATTGGTGAAAAATATGATCCTACATCTAACACAAGAGAAAAAATAGAGTGGACTTTAAGAGAAGCAGAGCTAATAAAAAAAGCAAATGAACAAGGAATACCGCTTAATGAATTAGACGAATATATTGCAGAAGTTCCAATTAAAGTTACTTTACCTGGAAGTACTAATTCTTTGTTTTATGTTCATGATAATGCATGGTATAAAGAAGAAAACTTAAGTGGTTCAGAAGAGCAAATAGCTATGGATAAAGCAAGAAACTTTGCTATCCGTAAAGCTATTGTAACTAAAGGTATTGTTAAGACTAAAATAGAATACAAAAGCTTTGGTCGATTATTTAAAAGCTTTGATGGTAAAGCCATTAGCGTATCTGAAGCAATGCCTGACCCTAATTTAATTCTAGCTGTCGGTAAAGATCAAGGATTTCAATTACCTGGAGAGCCTGAAACATTATTAGGAGAAGGAGGTAAGATTCTACCAAGTACTCCACAAGACGGTAGAGTCTATGCAATAGTAAAAGTAGGGCCTAAAGAATTTATACCTATTCCATTAGAACGTAGCAAAGTTATTGAAGAACATGCTAAATCTATTGTATTTGCAATAGAAGGATATCTTTCTCAAGATAGTAATCATCCTATTGTAAAGGCAATTGCTGAATCAGATCTAGGTTTAGATATCACTGATGAAGTAGGTCTTAATAAATATATACGACAGTTTGTTTACTTATTCCCTACAGAAGCTGCAGGACTTGAGCCTTTTTTAATTAGAGGAGGACAAGGAGATAGTAAACTTAAATCTAAATATCCTTTAATAGCAGTAACTCCTACAGGTATAGAATTTGGTAGACCAGGAGTCGAGACAGGAAGCTATACTAAAAAAGATGGAACTAAAGTAATACAGTTTACAGGAGTTATTTCTAAAAACTGGAATAAGACTACTGATGGCAAACTTCGTAATGCTCAAATGTTATCTAAGCTACAAGGCGTTTTGCAAAACATGATGTCTAATGCTGACAGAAATTTACTAGCATCTAATAGCAAAGCTGTAGTTATTCTTAACCGAGAAGGCGAGACTAGCTCTATGAAATATTCTGAGCTTGTAAAACAAACTCATAAGACTAATATTTTATCTGTAAACACTGGCACCGAAGAAGCTCCAAAGTGGGCTTATACTATTCAGCCGACTATTTTATTTGATACAAGTTTTGCTGACTTTAAAAATCTTAAGCCAGCTGCTGTCGCTAAAGCTAGACCTAAAGCAACGCGTGTTATGCCTACAGTCACACAGCCTGTATCTCAACCAGCAGTTTCTGCAGAAACTATTGAAGCTAAACAATCTGAATTTAATAGTATTCGACTTGAAGTAATTAAAAAAGCTGAAGAATTAGAGGCTAAAGGATTAACTAATGAAGAGATACAGAGCAATCCAGAGTTCTTATCTATTAGAGATAGAATGGATGCTGCGGAAGCAGAACTAGCTGCGTTAAAAGAAACTACAACTGCTCCAGCAGCAGATTCTATAGAAGCTAAGAAAGCTGATATAAAAAGGCGTAGAGAAGAAGAACACAAGAAATATAAGTACGATAGAACAAAGCCTAATCCAGTTGACCAAAAATATGATGCAGAACTAACTGCTTTAGAAGGTACTGCTACTAATCAAGCTGAAATAGAGAATAAAAAAGCAGAGATAGAAAAATTAGAAAAAGAAAAAGAGCAGTTATTATCTACTCAACAAGAGGGTCAGCCATATACACCTAAAGCAGTAGTCGGATATACAAGCGGAGGTTGGGATACTACTGATAGCAAGAAGACCAACGTGTCTCTTTATAGATTAGAAAAAGATTCAAAAGATTCTAGTAGCGGATTATTATATTTTGATCCTGAATTAGGGATGGCTTTTAAAAGATCTTTAAATTTTCCAGATAGTACATTTAAAAATTTTTATGACGAAGCAAATGCCTTTAATCAAAATGCAAACGGCATTAGAACTGTAAAACCTGCAAAAGTAACCAGAAGTGCTAATGGAAACATTGAAGTAATAGAAAGAGGGGTAATAGAATATGTTAGCTCTCCTATGAAAGATTCTTCTCTTTCTAGACCTAGCACTGAAGCAACTACTAAAGTAGATACAACAGAAATAGATGCTAAAATTAATAAAGCTAAAGAAGAACTAGCTGTTTTAGAACAACAACCTACTCAAGAACCAGTCACTCCAGAAGCAGAAGTAGCAGAAGCTGCAGGTAAAAGTCAAATAGAATTAAACGCTGAAGAAATTTTAACTGCTTTAGGAGTTACTGAAGAACAAATTAATACTGTACTTGATAATATACTAGAAGGAGCTATACCAGAACAAGAATTAAAAGATGCAGGATTTGCTGACAAGCAACAAGCAATAGATTCTTATCAACGAGCCAAAGAGTTATTTATAGAAAGAGCATCACAAACTAAAACAATCACTTTGCCTAATGGCAAAAAGATTACTATTAATAAAAATACTAAAGATGCTCCAGATATAGGAGAAGATTTCTCAGATATTGACGATATGATTGCGCCGTTATCTGAATCAGAAATAGCATCGATTAGAACAGAGATTGATAATCTAGTTATCCGAGGTATTGATCCTGCTACACAAAGATCTTTAGTGCATTTTATTGCCTCAGATATTATTAAACAAACTCTGGCAGCTAAAAATAAAGGTGGAAAACAAACTGTAAAAGTTGGGCCTATATTTGAAAAGCACAAAGATTCATTTAAACAACTAGCTGGATTTTATCAGGAAGCAGGATTAGTCAACAAAGCAGCTAGATTAGAAGCTGTAGTAGATCAGTTTGATAAACTTAAAGATCTAGTAAACCAACATATGTCTTTGTTGACAGTTGGATCTGTTACAGAAGACGTTACAATGAACGATTCTGAAGAAGCACTAGGTCTAGAAAAATTAGTCTACACAGATGACTGGGCATTTACTATTAGCTCTAAGGCTACTTCTTCTGCAGATCTTAAAAAGTTTTTCTCTTCAATTCAAGATAGAGATGAAAACGGTGAACCTGTAGATAATGTATTAGGTCTTCCAGAGATTCTTCCTTACGATGTAGCCTACGACACGCTTCATGAAATTTTAGCAAACCGTCCTGCAGACTATGATCATATGTTGGAAGTTATGGAACTTTATAAAACAAAGTTCCCATGGATTCAATCAGTTATAGATGACCTAGAAGCAGCTCCTGAAAAAATACAGAATGAGTTTGTTTCAGACATGGCCAAGCATCATATCGACATGCAGTTTGTTATGTGGAGCCGAGACATGAATGGTAACTATTCTTTGCAAAAGTGGTCAAGTAACAAGTCTTCCACAGAACAAAGAATTAGAGCAATCTGGAAATCTAATCTTAAAGGAGTAGCTACTCAAAGTAATCTTATAAATATTAACGAAAACGACGAATATGTTTTTGACAAGACAGTTGTTAAAGATCTGATTACTCAAGCAAACAATTGGAAAAAGAATCCAAAAGAAGTTACCAATGATGAACTAGCAAACTGGTTAGGACAATTTGGAATAGTAATTTCTGATGATACTTATGATGATTTACGTAAAGGACTATATAGTAATAAAGGCCGTAAAACTTGGGAAGGATTGTTTTTAAGTGATTCAGGACTAGTAAATATATTGGCAAAAGAACTAGAGAAAAAACAAGATCTAACATTGGCTGATGCTGAGTTACTAAATGACTCTGCAATAAAAGCTCTAGCTTCTTTAGAAGCTAGTAATAGTTTAAATACTTTTAGTAACTCCTTCCAAGCAGGCGGTAAAACTATTTACTCTTATGGTAATAATAATTACTTGGTAAACCGCATGCGCGATCTTACTGCATATAACAGTGAGACTGAGCAATTTGTAAATCAAAGTTTAATAGACAAGCTTAAAAGCATTTCTTTTGTTAAAGACAGTTTGTGGCTTAATGAACTAACTAGCGATAAAACTATTGGTAAAGCAACCAGAAATACATTTAGCTTAAGCTACTTGTCTTTAGAGGCACTTAAAAAGAAATGGTCAGATTCTCAAGATAATAGAAAGCTTAATAATTTAACTACTGCAGAACACGAAGTAACTAAACTAGGATTCTTCCAGAATAAATCAGGATCAGTAATAGATAATGTAGCCAGACGACAAGTAAGTTTCTTCTACCCTACTATGTCTGACAAAACTACTATGTTGGCTATAAATGCATTAGCACGAGAGTTCTTGTTAGAAGATGGTAAGGTATCTAAGAAAAACTTTGAAACTCTATATGACGCTGTAGTAACTCCTGAAATTAAAAGAATGCGCGATAAGCAAGCTACTAATATTGCAGGATACGAGCCGAACTATTTTTACTTTATACCGTCTTTAAATACTCTAGAGATTATGTTAGAAGACGGATCTACTATGACTTTTAGAGATATAGTTATCAACAAAGATGATAAACTATATTCTGCCGAAGTTAAAAAGGCTGTCTTAGAAGAGTTAGAAAATTTTTTCAATACTCTTATAGAAAGAAAACTTGCAGACTGGAAAAAACTTGGAATAGGCGAAGCAATAAAAGACGATAAAGGCAAAGTTGTAGAACAGTTTCCTTTCATGGATAAAGAATACATGAAGTGGGTAGCTAAAACTGGAAAAGACATTACTAAGGTTAAGTACGCTGCTATGGATTATGTATTTAATTACCTAATTTCAAATGCAGAATCGTTTAAATTATTTGCAGGAGATCCTGCCCTATATGCTAAGTTTGATAGTAGAAATACTTTAGAACAAAATTTAAAAGCCACTTTTGCTAATATAGGTAAACGTCTTGCAGGAGATATTGCTCCAGGTATAGAATTAGCTAACAGTGTAAATAATCAATATTATCAGGTTTTTTTACAGGATAAAAAACTTGATAGTGTTAATGTTAAAGATTCAGTACAAAAAGAATTTTTTGATAAAATAATTAAAAATTATTCTAAGAATTATTCAGGTATTGAAGGATCAGATGCCCAAGAATATACTACTTGGAAAGAACACTTGTATGTTTTAAAGCAATTAGGAAGACTTACTGATGCGCAATATAACAGCTTTAAAACTAAACTAGAAGCGCAAAGCAAAGGAATCTTTAACAGCACTACTAAGCTAAGCTTTGAGGAACTAGGAATGGTAATGCAACCTATTAAACCTGTATATGTAGGCAATATTACATCAGTAGAAGAAAATGCAGATAATAGAGTTTATATAAAATCTTCTAGTTTTCCCTTACTTCCTGAACTTACTGCAGGTCTTCAAATAGATAAGATACGTAAAGGTCTTGAAACATTTGAAGAAACGATGAAAAATAAAGTAGGCGCTGACGGAAGTCCTTCTTTTGTAAGAGCTTCTTTTGGAACAGCTAACAAAGTAGGAGCTGTACAAAATCCAATAGAAGTATTTGATAATAATGGTAATGTTGTAGATAATTTTGTAGTTAAGCCTGACAATACTTTACTCCTTTCAAGAGCTAATTTTAGAATTCAGCAAGATGTTCCCTACAAACGAGATAAATCCGAACTTAACCGAGGTACACAAGAAACAAAACTTTTGTTTGCTGATATGCTAGACGTAGAAATCGAAGACGGCGTAACAGGTCAAGATTTAATGGATCAGTATAATAATGCTTATCAAGATTTGTTTTTATATGCAAAAGATAAACTTTCTCGTCAGTTAGGTTTAACCCAAACTGTAACATATGAAGAAAATTTTGAAAGTCTATTATCTATTCCAGAACCTGTTCTTTTTGACAAAGTAGCAGAGCTAAATGAAAGATTATCAAAAGCTTCGCCAATAGAGAAAGTAAGCATTCAACAAGATTTTGCTGATGAAGTAGGGGAAGATACCTTAGAAAGAGTTAACTTTATAAACAAAAACTTTGATAAGATAGTAGAACAATTAGCAAAAGCTAAGATGAACTTCTTCTTTGATGAGGAAACCGATACTAATAAAAAATGTGACTAATGGAACAGTTTAAAGATGTCATACTAACTGAAGCAGAATTAAAAGAACTAAATAAGTTTGGGACTTTTGAACTTACTGCTTCCCAAACTTATCTAAAACTTTCTAACAGAATGAAGTCTTTAGGTTACTTTGGCGCAGAGAAGTTTTTTGTATCAGAGTCTAATAGTGAAAGAGAACATTATCTTAAACTTGAAACATTTGCTAATGATCTTGGAGCAGAATTAGAAGTTCCTGCATTACAAGCTGGTCAATGTGATTGCGCTGATATTAAGGGAGCTTTAATGATGGCTTACAAAATGGAAAAAGATCTTTTGATGGCTTACGAAGAGTCGGCACAAAAAACAGAGTTATCCTTAAAAGTAAGATTATTACTTCAAGATTTTACTACTCACCAAGTAGGAGCAGTAGGTGAGTATGGAGATTTGCTAGCTAGAATAGCTCTTACAGATAATATGCTATTGTTCGATCAAGAACTAGGTAAATAAATAACAAATGGCTTGTCAGTATTTTGTTAATGGTAACTGGATTTCTGAAAACCAGTTCAAAGAACTTTTAAATAATGGTCTACTAGATAATCTAATCTCAGATAATAAAGTAGATCTAAAAGGATTTAAAACAGATTCTTCTAAAGTTCTTAGTAAAAAAACAGAAGAAGTAACCCGCACTTCTATACCTGCTACTAAGCTAGCAAGTATTTTAGCGGATGAAATAAAAAACCGTGCTGGTTATCCAATTAACATGCTTTCAGCATTAGAACTTAATGTAGTTCGCAAAGAAGATGGCACTATCGATGAAGATGCTACTGATTTTAAAATTCCTCTTTGGGCATCCCCTTATGCTAGTAAGTTTGAAAGTTTGCTAACTTCATTAGTTAGTAACAAAGTAGTTAAGCAAAAACTTCCTGGTAACTCTTATGTACTTGGTTCAGAAGAAGGTTTTAGAATTAAAGAAGGAGATGATGCTGCAGGAGTTATCAAAAATTCTAATATAGTATTCACTGACAAATTTGATGCAACAAAAGGTTTACAGCCTCTTAGATGGGATCCTGTAAACAAAAAAATGTTACCTGCTCAGATCATGATTCCTTTTAAATTTAGAAATGAATCAGGAGAAATTCTTGAGCTTTCTGAGTTTACAACTAAGGGCCCCGATGGTAGAATGATGCTAAACATGGAAAAGATTCCAGAAAAACTTTTACAGCTTTTTGGTTTCCGTATTCCTACTCAGAAGCAAAACTCAATGGCTGCTGTAGAAATAGTAGGATTCTTGCCAGAAACATCAGGAGATCTAGTTTTAGCGCCAAGAGATTTTACCAAGCAAATGGGATCTGACTTTGACGTTGATAAATTGTACACGTACATGTACAACCATTTCTATAAAGACGGTAAACTCTACACAAACTTTGTAAAAGATGCAGGCAAAATAGAAAAGCTTTTAACTATTGCTAAGCAACAATTAGAAGATCTTAAAGAAGAGTACAAACTTTCTAAAGAAGATCGTAAGCTTATCGATAAGTATATCAAAGAAAAACAAGAGTATAACGAAAAGAATGAACCTATTCCTAGTGAGCTTGCTCAAAAAGTAAGCGCCCTCATAGAAGAATCTATGACGACTGAAAAAGGAAAAGGGTACCCAATTCTTGATGAGTTTAAAAATAAAATAGACGAAGCTGTTAATACTATTTCTGTGCTTAACAGATCTTACAAAGCAGCTCGTCAAAATGAAATCTTAGACATACATTTAAAAGTGATGCTAAGTAAAAACCCAGAAGTTATTGCAGCTATTTTAGCACTTGACTCTTCTGGAGAATTTAAAGAATTATCAATTGAAATCGACAAAGCTAGGTCTGAAAAAGGTTTAGTAGAACCTATTTTATCTATTCTTTCTGAGACGTATCAACGTACTAAGTTTATTAATGCAACTGCAGGTAAAAATGGAGTAGGATATTTCTCGCTGGATTCTACTTTTAATGCTAGTGCTCAAGGAAAAGATTTAGTTATGATAAATCTTACTCCTGAAATGCAGGAAGAACTATTTGGTACATTTACCGAGCCCAAAACACCTACTGCTGCTGAAATTTTAGACGCTAACTTACCAATTGCTACATTTGGTACTTCAGTTTCTAGAGGAGATTTGTCAAACAAATATACTCTAAGATCTCAAGCAATTATTGATCAAGCTAAAATGCAAGGTCGAGAACTTAGCTCTGAAGAAAAAGCTTCTCTAAAATTAAAATCTCTCGTAATTAGATCACTGCAGTCTTCTGCTGTAGATAACGAAAAAGAACAAATCCTAGATAAGCTTAACATCAATGATCAAACCTTTGATGCTATTAGAGCTATGACTATACTAGGCTTTGAAGAAGATGAGATATCTGGATTACTAACTCAAGAGATTATTTGGGAATTTGTAGATACTATTAAAGAAGCAAGATCTTCTCTTAGTGTTTTTCAAGCAGATATAGAGACAAAAATCTTTATGGATCTTGTAAAAAAATATGATCCTGAAGGAAAGTATGATAAACTTGATGGAGCTAGTTTACTTACTCTTAAGTCTAAATCTGCTGAGCAACTTTTAAACAATGTAAAATCTACACAGATTAGCTTAAAAGTTCCTACTGATAAAATAACTCCTGATTATAACCTTGAACAATTAGCTACTTTAGAAAAGTTTCTTGAGCTAACTTCTCGTGGCCAAGAAATAAACCAGTTACAATCTACTATTAACTCTGAATCTAAAGGAGTTCCTAAATCTCTTATAGAAACAGAGGCAAAAGTAAAACAAATTAGAGGCATAAATAAGGGCCCTATTTTTAACGCAGGTAATCTACTAGGCCTTACTCAAAATACTCCTGCAGGATTAGCAATATCTCCTAAAACAATCAATGGATTTGCTGCTGTCTACGGTACTATGTTTGCCAATAATGTATTTGAAAAATACTTCCCGTACAAGAAAACAGGATTTACTACTCTTGTAGAAGAATTATCAGCGCATTTGCCAAGACAGATAAAAACAATGCGAGCAGATGCAGAGTTTAAACAAGAAGTATTTAAAGATATTAGATCTTTCTTATTTGCTAATACAGATACTAATCTATTTACAGAAAATCCTGATCTAGAAAGAAGAAGACTTTTTATAGATAGTAAAGATAATATGAGCTTAGCTCATAAGTTAAGTTTAGTTCAAGGTCAAGCTTGGTTCCAAAGAAATGGATTCTTAAATAAATTAGACTTTGATCTTAATAATAACGGACAAATCTCTAGAATAAACTTTGAAGCAGCAACAGGAGAAAACCTAGATGAACGTAATATTTATGATGGGTTTATTTACTTGTTAGATAAAAACTTTAAAGTAGGGACATTTACTGTTGACGGTAAACGTGTAGAGTATACTTCCAGAATGCTGGCTCAAGAACTTGTAACAGCAGCTTTCTTAGAAGGCGGTAACCAAGGCGCTAAACAGTATTTAAAATACATTCCTATTTCTTACCTTAAAACTCTAGGATTTGGAGAATACCTATCAGGAGTTCCTTTTGATTTTGTAGATACTTTCTTTGGAAACGTTTCTGAATATGGAGTAGTATACTCACAGCCTTCTGCATTTACTAGACAGTTTTTCCAAAATAATCCTGAACGAGCTAAAACTGTAACACTAGGAATGTTAGAAGGAAACAATACAAAAATCCCTGATAATCCATTTGTACTTAAACAAGAGTTATTAGAATCCAATTTTGTAGAAGCAACAGATCCGATAACAGGAGAACCTACAATGGAACAGACTAAGTTCTTATCTATCTACGATTCTAAACTGCCTGGCAAGTACGCATTGTTTGAGTTTGATAGCCTTGATAGAGTTTACCGTAGAATTCCTACTCTTGCGGGTAGTTATGGATTTGTACAGTATAATTCTGATAGCAAAAATCCAACTCCTACAGAAAGAGTAAATAGAGTAGCTCCTAGTCCAGCACCGCAGATTTCTGCCCCTGGCTATACTATTCCTAACATTCCGACTAAGCCTACTCAGGCATTTACTAATGGAGTAGTAAATAACCCTGCGCCTCTAACAGGAACCAAGAGTCTTAATATTTCAGAAAAGTTATCTGGCACCAAAGAAGCTATCGATGATCTATTAAACAATCTTGCAGATTCTACTGAGATATCTAGTCTAAATAGTCACTTAGTTGAGACCTTAAGATCACTGCAATTGCCTGCTGATTTTAAAGTTGTCTATGATAATAATATATCTGGAAGAGGAAGCTTTAATACAACTAATAATACTCTTACAATAAACTTAGCTCATCCTACTAATCAGTCTGTAGATAACTTAGCCACTGTAGTTACCCATGAATTAATTCATGCTCATACTTCTAAAAGTATTCAGGAATATATGAAGGATCCTTTTGATTCTACTTTACCAGTAAAGCAGTTTAAAAGTATTAGAAATCTTCAAGAGTTACAAAATAAATATATAGAAACTTTAGTAGCACAAGAAGGATCAGAAAGATTAAATCAGTTTACGGAATTATATAACAATTGGAAAAATGCTCAAGCTAATTTTGGTGCTAACAGTACTGAAGCAAGTAATGAGTATAAAAAATTACAAAGTTTCTTAGAAGCAGGAGATCTTAGTAAATACTATGGAGCTATCAAACTTACGGAGTTTGTTACTATGGCCATGACAGATCCTGGTTTCCAAGAAAGGCTAAACAATATTAAAGACGAAACAGGAGTTTCTATGTGGGAGAAAATCAAATCTGCCATTTTAGAAATCCTAAATGCTCTAGGCCTTGATGTTCAGCCAGGATCAGCACTTGCTTATGCTATCAAAGACTCTATGGATTTGATTCAAGCTAATCAAGAAGAGCTGAAGAAAACTCTTATTGAGACAGAAGAATTTATTGAATTTGGAACTAAATATAAGTTTGAAGTAGACTCTAGTGGAAAAGTAACCAAAGCAGAGTTTGCCCAAGGAGATTTCTCTGTGTTTAAACCAATGAATAAAGCTAATGGTCAAAAGAAATATGAAGATTTAAAATCTAAGCCAGCTACTGCTACTACAGGAGTTACTAAAACACCAACAATTTCTACTAAACCTACTGCTCAACCATCTACTAGTGTTAAACCTGAAAATATTTCAAGTAAAGGTTCTGAGTTTGCTAAAAAACTTACCAATGTAGGTAATACAGTAGGATTAACTTATAAAGGAAAAGAATATGTAAATTCTGAACATGCTTATCAAACTTGGAAATCTGGAGAGTTTAATCAAGCAGGTTATGATTTAAAAGGTGGTAAGGTTAGAGGTGGTAAGATTGGAGATACTTTCTCTATAATGACAGATATTCTTACAGAAAAACTTAAACAACATCCTGAGTTAGTTCAAGGAATAAATGAAAGAGGTGGTTTAGCTTATATTGAACAATCTACACATAATGTAATAGGAGATAAATTCTGGGAATCTACAGGAGAGAATAAATTTATAGAAGCTCTTGCTAAAGCTTATCAAAATATTTCTACTACTCAACCATCTACTCAACCTACTAGAAGAAAAACATATTCAGGAAAAGTAACAAGTTTACAACCTAATCAAATATTTGTATTTGGTTCTAACCCACTTGGTATTAATGGAAATCCTTCTAAAGGTACAGGAGGAGCAGCACTAGTTGCATATAATATTGCAGGAGTTAAGCAGGGTGAAAAAATGGATAACAAACTTTCTGATTCAGGGCAAGCATGGGGTATAACTACTGTGACGGGTCCTGGGAAAAAAAGAAGTAAAACTGCTCAAGAAATTACAGAAGGAATTGAAAAATTATATGAGTATGCTAAACAAAACCCAACTAAAGAATTTTTAGTATCTGATTATTCTGGAACTAATCTCAATGGATACACAGGCCAAGAGATGGCAAATATGTTCTCTAATGCAGGACCTATACCTTCTAATATAGTATTTAATGAAAACTTTGATAAGTTAATTACTACTCAACCTACTGAACCTACTGTACAATCTGAATTTATTCCTAAGTACGAGATCTTCCCTGGAGTATTTGCTAACGAAGGTCAGACAATAGCTTTGGATAAAATGGCTAATTTCTTGGCAACTGATCAAGAGCAATTCTTACTTAAAGGTCGTGGCGGTACAGGAAAGACTACTATTGTTAAGATGGTAATGGACAAGAGCGGCGTTTCCCAAAATGCAATCCTTGGAACTACTGTTTCTGATGAAGCTAGAGGAATACTTGCAAGTAATTTGCCTAAAGCAATTAAAACAAGAACTCTTGCGAGTTCATTAGGACTACAACCTGACCATAATTCTAAAACAGGTGAATTGTTCTTTAGAGAACGGAATCCAGAAGAACAACGTGCTTTTGATGCATCAGGTAAATCAGATCCTATAGAGAATGCTAAACTTATTATAGTAGATGAAGTATCAATGGTAGGAGATGATTTATATAAAATCTTAATGCGTAAAAAACGTAAAGATGCTAAAGTAATCTTTATGGGAGATAATGCACAAATCCCGCCAATAAATGAAGTAACAGGAAAAAGTGCAGATAGTCCAGTGTTTGCTTTACTAGAGAACACAGAAAATTTTGCAGAACTTAGCGAGCGGATGCGACAAGGAGAAGAAAGTCCGATACTTCCTGTCACTGATGTATTTGCTGAAAACATTGAATCAATTCAAAAAGGAGAACAAGGAAAACAAAACCCACTTACTCGTCGTACTACAGCTTTTGATGAGAATACTAATTCAGGAGTAGTTTTTACAGACAATCGTAGAGATATAATCGATGGATTTGTAGCAGACTTTAAAAACGATCCTGACAATCTTAAAAATGTTGTAATTATTGGAGCTCGAAATGAAACTGTAGACAACTTTGCTAAGCTAGTGCGGGAGGAGTTATTTAATAATCCTACTGAGCCATTTGTAAAAGGAGATATTATTAGAGTTAATTCTCCATTTATGAAGGGCAAAGAGGTAGTATATGCTAATGGTTTTAAAGGTAAGGTTAAAAAAGTAGATTCGTTAGGTACTCATCCTATACTCGGTTTTGAAGTGTTTAGTCTTAATGTCGAATATGAAACTATGGATGCAGGAGGAAACATGGTAAAAACAACAACTACCATGACTACTATTTCTCCAGAAAATAAAGCTGCATTTAAGAGTGCATTAAAAACTTTAGCAGTTAAAGCAAAAAGCAGACAAATTACTTGGCAACCTTATTGGGATCTAAAAGAAAGTATAGTAGACTTAGGATATAACTATGCCATGACCTCTCATAAGGTTCAAGGATCGACTTACAAAAACGTTTATGTTCTAGAAGACGATATTATGAGTTTCCCTGGTGGAAGGCTGCAGCAAAACAGAATGATGTATACTGCTGTATCTAGGCCAACAACTAAACTAGTTGTGTACTCGGCTCAAAATAAACCAGCAGGAAAAGCCTTTAGCATGTCTTCTCTACAAGGTGCTGTAGACTTAACACAATACACTACTCCAAATCAAGCATATGGAGAAGATGAAGGTTATGTTCCATCATCAGAAAAAGATAACTCTGACTATTATAATGATTGGGAAGCATACCAACAAATGAGAAATCAAGAAGAAGATCTACTTGCGGAATCTCCAATAAGCAGAGACGCAATTGAAAAGTATTTATTAATTTGCGGAAAATAAGATTATGGCGACAGCATGCGCAAATAAAAACTCAAAAGAGTGGAAAACTTTAGTTAGTCAGACGGGAGAAACGCTGGCTAACTTAGCTTTTATAGCAAATGGTTATCAAATTCCTGATGTAAAATCAGTAACTGAAATCAAAAAAGAAATAGGTTTTAAATCTAAAGTAGAAAATTTTGCAGGCATTGCCAGCAAACTTAGAAAGTATAACCAGAAAAACGGTACTTCTCACTACTTTACTTTTAAAAGAGCTTGGGGAAATACTTTTGAGCTCACTTTAAAATACAACTATCTCCCAGTCAATCTAGAAAGGCAACGTCAAAGGGAAGCTGCTAAAGGTGACCCTTTGTATGTTGTTAACGATTTTGATGAAGTAGGTTTTAGACAAGTTTACCCAAATGCCCCTAGTAGCAATCCTAATTCTCAACAAATTAATTTATTTGAAACAGATGATTTAATTGACACTGCTCCAGATAAACTTGCAAGAGCAGAGCGCAAACGTTTAGATAAAATCAATACTGAAATTATTAAACAACGTCAAGCTCTAAGATCTACTGAAGATCCTACTGAGTATAGAAAAATTATAACTCGTTTAGAAAGTTTACAACGTTTAGTTGATGAAGCAGAAGGTCGAGTAATTAGATCTCAAAATGTAGAAGCTTTTGAAGATGTTACGGATTTTGCTAAAACTCAATTAAAAGAAGTAAAAGCTTTACTAACAAATGCTGCTGTAAGCTATGATGATATCTACTATGCACAAAGAATTATAAATCTTTGGATTAAAGCTGGAGATTTTTCTACTGAAGCCAATGAGCATATATTTCTAGATGAAGATGAGTTTAATACAGAAAGTATTAGATCAGTATTTAGAGCTTTAAAAGCTGATGCTGAAGATTTACAAGGTAGAATTAGTAAACTTCGTAAAGATTATGTAAGCAATTTTGTTAGACAATACACAGACGGTAAGCTTACTCAAGAAGAAATTTTTAAAGCTCTTGCAGACATTAATAAAGTCGGCGCACTTACTTTAAATCTATCTCGTCATGATGATGCAATGCTTAAAGCAATTTTTGCTGCAGTAGAAAGAGCAAATATTCAAGCTCAACAAGAAGCACAAGAAGTCTGGAATAAATTAGATGACCTGAGTAAAAAATTTTTAAAAAAAGCAGGCGGTAACTTTGACATTCTTAAGCAACTTACTGAAGACGGTCGGGAAACAGGTCGAGCTGTGCATAGATTTTCCTCAGAATTTTTTGAAGTTCGTAACAGATTATTATACGAAGCTTTTAAACAACGTGATAATAAAGGAGATCTAAAAAAAGATAAAACCAAAGTAAGTGCCTTTTTTGATTGGGTCAATAATAATACTATTTCCTTTGATCCACGGATTTTATTCGCAGACAGTGCTCTTGAAGGAGGCACTATGCCTGACAAGTTTTTATATTCTAGAGTTAAGTTTGACGAAAACTCTAAAGCAAAACATATCTCAGATCTTAAGTATCATCTTGGAGAAAAAGGATATGAGTATTTTATTAAACGTGTAGAAAAGAAACTTGAAGATTTTAAAATTAGAAGAGAAGCTATTTATGACAGTATGCAATTGCAGCCTCTATCACAAACCGAAAAAGATGCTTTATTTGAAATTTGGTTAAAAGAACATTCTCCTTATTGGGGAATGGATATGGCAGAAAATCCAGCTTCTCGCGTTAAAGAAAGAGTAAATGGTAAAGATATTTTCTATTCTCCAAGAGGAATTAGAGAGTATGTAGAGCAAGTACCAAGAAAAGAAATTGACGGTAAACCTACAAAATGGTATGATAAAAACTTTGCCAAAATAGAGGCTGACGAAGATTTGTTAAACTACCACAGCTTTATGATGGAGACCCTTAACTCTCTCCGTTATATGCTGCCTACCCATAAACAAGAACTACTCGGAGTAGGAGTACTTCCTACTATTGAAAAAAACTTAATGGATATTTTCCAAGAGAAAGGTTTAATGATGGGAGTAATTCCTTTTTGGGATAAAATGAAGCAACTTCAAACTACCACAGACTCTGCTACTACTGTTTACTCTGATATTGATCCTTATACTAAAAACATTGAGAAAAATATTCAGATCCAGTACATTGAAGATACTGAAAACAAAGTTCGCGATATGGTCAAAGTAATGAGCATAGAGCATCAACAACGTACAGGTAAACCAGCTACTGAATTAGAACGACGTGAATTCAAAAAACAAGCCAGAGATACTTTGTCAAAACAAAAATCTTGGGATGTTACTAAAATTCTTAAAGCCTATTCTTTAAATGTTTTAGCATACAAACATAAATCTTTTATAGAGCCGCAGATTAAACTAGCAGAACAAGAACTTAAAGCTCGTAAAGAAATAGTAACAAATAAACAAGGGCAGCCGCAGTTTCAAGATGGCGAATTAGTAACGCAAGAAGGACTAGCAAATCTAAAATCTACATTTGATTTCTTCATGGACTCTACTTTTTATGGAGTAGGTGGAAGAAAAGTAGAAGGGGTTACTAAAACTAAGCTTTATACTAAAGCCGAAGAGACACGTAAGAAAGAACTTGAAGAGTTGCTTAAAAACGAAGAAGATCCTGCAACAAAAGAATTTATCCAAGCACAGATAGATTCTTTAGGAGGTTTCCGAACAATGTCTGGTGTCGGAGATACTGCTCTAAAATATATGACCCTTAAAGGTCTAGGATGGAACTTCTTTTCAGCTTTTTCTAACATTGGTTTTGGAGTTATTTCTAATCTTATTCAAGCATCTGATGGTAGAGACTATAGTATGGAAAGTTTGCGAAAAGCTTATATGCTAGTCACTAATTCTATTGGTAGAAATTTAAGTTTTAATACTTGGGAAGGAGTTAACAGTAATGCTGTTAAAATTAGAACATTAATGGATAAATGGGATTTGTTACAAACTTCTAATAAAGAAATGTTTGACATGTCTCAAAAATCTTCTATGTCTAAGCTTAAAAGATTTGGACCGTTTAGTTTACAAGAACGTTCTGAATACTTAAACTACGCTCCAATAATGGTAGCCGTAATGATGGATAAAGATAAAGATGGAAATCCAAGATTTAAAGCTACAGATCCTGAAGGCAAAACAGTTACTATTTGGGACGCATATGATACTAATACAGGAAAACTAAAAGAAGGATTTACCACTGAAGTAGACGAAATTCGTATGATTCAAAAGATTAAACGAATAATCGAAATGAACCATGGTGATTACAATAATGCCTTACAAGTTAAACAAACTATTTCAGGCAGACTTTTAAGTCAGTTTAGAACTTGGATGTTTGAAGGATTTGCAAATAGATTTGAAAAACCAGGAGATAGTCCTGATTATGCTTTATCTTATGGATTAGATGAACCTTACATACGCAAAGGTCGCTACAGAAGTTACACTAAAGGCCAGTTATTAACTACTGGTGCCGCTGTAGGAACAATGTTTTTACCAGGAGTAGGTACTGCATTAGGTGCAGGAATAGGATACGTAGCAGGTAGATTAGGAGGTATGGAGACTTCTGAAAGTGTAGTATCAGATACATTGTTTACCCTCAAGCAGCTTGCAAGAAAACTAATGTTTCAGAATACTGAATTTGAAAAAAAATTCTCAGCAGTCGATGCAGCTAATATGCGCAAAAACATGACTGAGCTATACTTAATGCTGGGACTTATGGGAATGGCTCTTTTCTTAAAAGCTCTTGCAGGAGATGACGATGATGAAGAACAAATGGTAACTAACTTTTTGCTGAACCAAACTATTAGACTCCGTACAGACATCGGCTTCTATACTAATCCTTTAGAGTTTGAAAAGCTTACAAAAACTGCTGTGCCTATGGCACAAGTAGTACAAGATGTACACCGTGTAGTAGGGGATATTGGGGCTTTGTTTAATGATAACATTGAAGATGATGTCTTTGAATCAGGAACCTTTAAAGATCAACCTAAATGGTTAATACATGCAGGCCAGTTATTACCTGGATCTGCGCAAGGAATTAGACTATATAGAACAGGAGATAAAGTAATGGATTAAAAAAGGGCGGTTATAATTCCGCCCTTCTTTTCTCTAGTTCTTCATCAGATAACTCTGTTATGACGCATTTAGCGAGATCAAAACCTTCTCTTGATAATTTTGTAATAAGCATAAGTGCAAGACCATCACCTTTAGCTACTTGTTCGCCTATTTTTTGAATAGCATACATAAGATCAGCAGCTTTTTTTTCATCTGCTACCCAGATTCTATCTCTGTTTTTACTATTTTGATTAACCATTTGGTTGATAGCTTCTCTAATCTTTTGCTTTACTTTTCCTTGATCATAAATAGTTCCTTGTAGCTCTAAAGCACAATTTAATACTACTTGCATAGCAGAAAGTAATATTATATAAGTCACTGTTTCAGGAAGTAACTCTTGCTTGTTTTCCTCGTTCATATATAGCTTCTAATAAACCTGATAAATTATAAATCTCTTCTAAAATTCTATCTGCCATCCAATATTCAAAAGGTTCCCATACAATTATCTCATCTGGCGGATGTATTTGTTTTCCTGTTTTACATACTTCTTCTAAAAGATCTAACTGATCTCCTATAGACAATCCTCCATTTTCAAGACACAAGAAAAATCCTGCTGCTTCAATTAAAAATTCTCGTTCTTTCATCAATACACATAATCTTCAAGTTCTAAACTTAATTCTTCTACTAGATCTTCTTCTAGTTCAGAATCTTCTAATTCTCTAAATCTATCTAATCTAAACGCAGGTTCTTGATAAGCTTTTACTAAATGAATATATATACTAGGATTCACTACTTCTTTTAAAAGCATTCCTGGTACTATACCTTGATTCTCTACTATAGCTCTTATCGTATAGATTTGATCTTTTCTAATCCACGATGGAAAAGCATATTTTACAAACTCTTCTTTGCCTGGTTTAATACTATCGTCAATACAAACTACTTTCTTACCTACTGTCATAACTCTGGTTCTTTAAATTTGTGGCTCTTTAATACTTTATTATCTCCAAAGCGGTAAGTTATAAATAGACCATTGCTTTCTTTGGAATATGTCTGTATACCTTGCTCCATATACTTTTTATAAGTTATAATAGCATCTTCTTCACTTACATCTGCTTTAGACATATTAGATTCATAGATCTTTTCAATTGTTTCTTGTGGGTCTATTCCGAATTCCATCATAGCTCTGATAGTTACCCACAATAAATCACCTAAACCATCCTGAGTAGACTTAAGATCTTTAAATGCAATAGCTTCTTCTGTTTCTTTCAACTCTTCTCTAATAAGCTTAAGTGCTAAATCTACGCGTTTATTATCAGGAAATGCTAATTCAGATTTAATCGGCAATCCAAATACCTCACTCCAGTGAGCTATCATCTCTGTTATTGTTTTGTTTACCATAATTTAAATAAAATTGTTTTTCTTCTTCTGTTAAATTATCCCAAGTATAAGAGCTGTAATCTATACCTGATAACATCTCTTCTTCTGTGTAGTATTCTTCATTTTTAGATCCTAATTGAGTACTAGGATAAAAATTTTTTTTATCCAACAAAAACTCTTTAAAAATAGTATCTATTACTCTAGAACATACAGAATATTTTTTAGCAATTTTTTTAACTTGCACTCCTGCAAGTAAACTATTTTTTATATCTAAAATATCTTTTTCTGTAAATATCTTACTAGTATGTTTAGAATACTCACCAAATAAAAGGCTCTCTTCCATGAGTTTTTAATAATAAGTCTACTTGTTCAAAATTTGGACATTCCCATTTTCTAAACTGTTTATCAGCTGCCATAGGATGTTCCCAAGTAAATACGTGATGATCATTTGATAATAAATCACAGTATTTTTGAGCTTCTTTACCCCAAAGTAAAAATATAGTGCCTTGTTTATAAAGAGTAATAGTATATAGTACCATGCCAAAGAATTTTTTCCAGTCTTCTCTATGTGTTCTAGATTCTCCATTACGACAAGTTAAACTACGATTTAGCATTAAAATACCTTGACTGGCCCAATGTTCAAAAGTTGTGTCAAAATCTAGATACAACTCTTTTTTATGATTAGCCACACACTCACGAATTTTACTAGCTGAAGCATTAGTATGGATAGAAGATGTATCAGCGAATGCCAACGGCCCTGTACCTGTAAACGGCCCAGGTTCTGTACCTATTACTACTGCTCGAAGATTATCAAACGGGCAAAGCCTGAATGCTCTAAATATATCCTTTTTTTCTTTAGGATACATATGGACAAAAGCATAGTCAAATACGAGACCATTTATAATCTTGTCCATTTCTTCGGTTTTTAGTACAGGCTTTAAAACAGTAGCCCAGGATTCTCCGAGTTGATTAACCCAGAATTCTTTTCCTCGTTGCATTTGATTAATTCTTTTCTAAGCGTTTCAGACCTTTGCTTATAATAATACTTTTCTTGTTCAACTCTTTTAAAAGCAGCTATTAAAAACTTATACTCAGCTTTTTCTGCTTTTAGTTTTTTCTTAAGATCCTTGATCTTTTCTTTGTCTGTCTTTGCCATACGTTAAAGTTTAAAAAGGGAGGAATAAATCCTCCCTGTCATTAGAAAATCTAATTATTATGTAGATAAAAATCGGAGGAGCTAAAACTCCTCCGATGGTAATAAATCTTTTTGAATATGGATTGCTTTTATAATCTCACTAGTTAATATTTCTTTATCATAATCTAGTATAGGCCAAACTTCTTGATCTCCTAAATCTGCAGGAGAATAAATATCTTTGCCTATAAAAGTTAACCTATCTTCCCAGCTGTTTTTCAAAACTTCTGCCTTATTTAAAATCAAAGGCAAGGTAAATACTTTACCGCTGAAAAAATTATTAGCTAAAATGAGTCTTTTGCCATCAGTACTAACTTGAGAATATAAACCATTTTTTACTAGGTTAAAATCTTTTCTTCTCTCATTAGGAACTGAAAATACTACTACGCAACATTCTTTATGATCATAATCGTCTACATAATTAGGAAGAGCTTGAATTGTTGAATAGAAAGTACTAAAATCCACATCTTGATAATTTCTTATTACAACAAATACATAGTCTATTTC